TAAACCCGGATCTCTCTATGATGTAATCAAGCCTGTCCTGCGCCTTCTGCGCTTTGCTCTTGCTCCCGTTTCCACTCGCTTCCGGGATCTCGATAGACGGTTCCTCGGAAAACAGAAGGTCGGCTGCTACTCCTGCTATGTCTCCGGCGATAGGAACGTGGAGCAATGGTCGGTTCTCGTCTTCGTATATCTTGCCCCAAAAGCGCCCCTTAGTTGTGCTTGAATATCCACAAACGTAACGGTAATAGTTTGCAAGCCGCTCGGTGTCTCCCGAATACCAAGCTGACCATTCCTGTATTTTCGCCCGTTCATTGTTCCACGCATTGTTCGGAGGCCATGTCGAATTTTCATTTATTCTCATTTACATGCACCATCCCCTTTTGCGATTGTAGCATGCTTTAATTTGACTATCAATGTCATGAATCCATTGCTAAATTATAATATCGACCTATACCGTTTATTGCATATCGCAAAGCATCAAGACTATGGTCATGTTCTTTGATCGGCTTGTCCTCGCCCCGTTCTTGTGCTTTCGGATCCCATGCGTAGCTTGTGAATTCTTCTTGCAATCCTTTACAAGACTTGTGTATGAATATCTTTTCAGCCGAAAGAAGCGATGATATTTTCCTGATGCCGTCCAACACTTCATTATTTGCAGCAGCGACCTTGAACAACGCAGGATATTTCCCCCTCAAGTTCCAAAGTGTCAATCGAAACGACTTCGCCGAAGGATCGATAAAAATCCATTCCGGCTTTATATCACCCAACCAATTCACAAAGTCTTCGGCATATTGTGCGTCAGTTTTACTTCGCGCCAAATCGGAACCTGCTTCATGCCGGTATTCGCGCAATGCATATAATCTGTTGTCGGAACCGATACCAAGCAGAACAAAAGCCGTAGCATTGCTTGTGCCGTAATCCACCCCTACCCAGTATTTTTTGATGTTCGGGATATCTGCTGTCACATGCCGTGTCGCATCGAACATGTCATATACGACACCTTCAGCAATGACCCACTGGCCGAGCACATAACGCTGATACCATACGCCGGTATATTCAGTTTTGAGCGCTTCTACGAAGTCTTGATCAAGAAAAGGATTGTCGTCTAATTGGAAGTGAAAATGCTTCAACCATCGTCCATCGGTGGTATCTATGAATTGTTTCAGCCAATGATGCGGCGATCCCGGGTTACATGTGCCGTCGAATTTTGCGCCCGGTTTGTCAAGCCGTGATTTGAGCATTTCAAAAAATGACTCCGGCCATGTCGTCACTTCATCACCATATGCATACACAAGACCGATGCCTTGAATCTTTGTCACGGCCCGCTCGTCGTTTGCGCCAACCACGTAACATCTGCGACCGAATATATCAACTAATCCATCGCCGTAAACTTGCGAAACGCAATCAGGACCATAAAGCTCTCGAAGCGGATCAATGATATTGCGCTTTAGTGTACGCTCGGTCTTGCCGACAAGTAAAAAATTACCTTCGCCTTGCTCGATTGTGCGCGAAGGTAACAGAAAGAAAGATCCATATGTCTTACCGCTTCTAACTGCGCCGGAAAGGATGTTCCAGCGGGCATGAGCATTATGAATTACTTTCGCTTGCTTGTAACTGAGCATCCGCTGCTTTTCTAATAGCATCTGCAAGCTCCTTTGCTTTAGTCTTCTGGTCTTCATCATCGTCGCTACGTTTTTTCAGTCCCCATCGTTCGGGGTAACGACGTTCTAGAAACCACGCCAGCGCCTGCCATTGCTTTTTGCCAGCTTCCAAGATACCTTTGACCGCTTCGGTTTCGGCGAAGGATCTTGACTCCTCCATTGCTTCGTAAAACTGTCTATAAAGCGATGACACACCTCGCTCGTAATCTTCTTCGCCTCTTTTAAGCCAAGTGTAAAAAGTACGTCTGCCGATGCCTATGGCGCCAGCTATCACGTAATCATAATTGCCATTATTCGCAAGTTCTTTCGCTCTTTCGATTACTTTTTTATTGAGCTTCACTCTGGCGATGTTGTAACATCCCCTTTTTTTAAGATGCGCCACCCGCGCAGATTATACAATCTTTTCTATTCTTATCATTTTACCATGCTTGACCATTGCATGCAAAAAGCTAGCCCGACTTCCCATGCTTTAATTTGACTTACAATTGCTTTATTCACTCATACCTTTACTAATATTTTTCTGCATTCTGGTATGGCGTTCCAAACATCTCTTATCGGCACAATTTTGGTTTCCGTTCTATTTATTTGTTTCGTAAAAAACGACTTATAGTTTTTGAAACGATCATTCTCAAAAAACCAAGTCTTCAATTTATCGAATGGTATTATATGAATGTATAAACTGTTTTCGCCTTCCTGAACGAAACAATAAAATAAATAGTCGCAAGTCGCATAATACATCCATCCCTTCTTTTCATGGCCCGGGGTGGTGCAAGACATAATTTCGAGAGTATAGTTTTGATATTCATATCCTGGCCATCTGACTATTTTTTCTTCAATGCCAAGAACACCATTATTCTTTAGCTGAATTATGGTGTCTATGGCCATTTCTTTTTGTATTTTATCTGCAAGTTTTCCCTTATCTACAAACACAAAACGCTTATTATGACTAATGCTTGCATAATAAGGCTCAAGTATTCTGTCCCTTATTTTCTTTTGCCAGCTGTCATCTCGTTCAAATTTATTCATACCTCAAAACCCCATGCTTCCCAACCATCTCTTTTATTTCTGCTGAACAATTCAATCTTTGGTAACTCCGGATACATCCTCTCAATGATCTCATATACAATTTCAGGCTTTTTACTATGTTCCTCTCTCGGCGCCTCTATTACGCTGTCAGGTTTGTTGCTCCCTTTCGGCGTCGGTATATTTCCCTTCACGCCCACCAGCAATAATTCATGTCTCTGTCTGACCCATTGACCCATACCAACAGAAGGTTTAACCCAAACCATAGATGTTCTATAGCTAAACCCCCAAGCATTCAATACCTTTAGCCCCTTTTCCAACATCGGAGTAGTAACCCATAAAAACAATATAGCGTCATAAGCAGTAATGCTTGGTACATCCAAATTGATAATTTCTTCAATGCTCATTGTCGGGTACTGGTTTTCTATGCGCCTGCTATCACTTATCGGGTGGTCGTAACGCCAAGGAGGGTCAGCAAGCAACACCGGATAAACACCCATTTCGTTTATGGTTTTTTTCTCAGCAGCCTTTTCGATAATATTTCTAATTTTCTCTTCTCGGCTTATTGCCCGTTTCGCATCTGTTATGGTAATTTCACTTTTCAATATAGGATCCACAAGCTCAGGTGCTTTTTGCTTCACCTCAATTAGCTTCTCGACGTCTTTTTTCGGTATATTCACTTTGCCGGTGAGAATGGCATGTTTTGCTTCTTCGCCGACCTCGGCCGCCACTTTGTCGACGGCTTCACTGAAGTCGGCGTCACGCTCAATTGTGGCTTTTGACACTCCATATTGCTTACCAAGTTCTTTGGCTGTAATCAACTTCTCCTCATTTTGAGGAGAAGTTAAATCCGTTCTTGCTCCTTGTCGCTTTCGGCTTTCATACAATTTACCCCTATAGTAGCTTGCCTCCTGTGGCGTGAGGTTTCGACGGCCGAGCTGGTTTGTTATGATCCACTCTTTGGCTGTTTCCTTGTCCGGCAGGTCGATCTCGACGGTTTCGTATTCAAGCCCATATTCTTGCGCTATTTTATGCCTATGGTAGCCGTCCAAAAGCATGCCCTTCCATGTGACAAGCGGATCTCTAATTCCCTCGGCTAAAATGCTTTCTTTCAGCTTTTCGTATTCTTCTTCTCGTAATGGCCGCATATAATTTTTAAGCTCGTCATCAATGACAATGTTAGACATTTGCATGCCTCCTTCTCAAACAATCAAACGGAGCAAAACGCCCCATAAAGAAACCCCTTGTGCTTTATTGTATCACACAAGGGGCTTTACCTAACTTTCCTTGGTTTCCATGGCTTTTCTGTTGTGGAGCAACGCTTCAATTATGACCGGAACAATGGACCCATCCTCTATCCATTCCCAGGGGGTCCTTATTATTCTCCATCCTAGCATCGCCGCTTCGTTATATTTTTCTAAGTCCTTCAGAAACCCCGACGCGCGATTGTGGC